CAATGCTGAAAGTTCAGACCGTGTGCGCCTATCTTTGGCTTAGTGATCAACACCCTGATTTTTCCGTCCGCGAACCCTAGAAGCCTTTCCTCCTTGCGCTCGTCTGAGTCGGAACCGGATACCTGTACCGCGTCGGGTATGATCTTTTCAAGCAAGTCCCCCTCGTCGTTCAAGTGGCAGAGCACAAAGACCGGTTGATCGTGCGCCACAAGGTCCGCTACACGCTCACACCGTTCTCTGATTGTCCGCTTCGCCTCCTCGCGCTGCTCCCGAAGGTCACGCGCTGGAATCTCAAAAAGGAATCCTTCCCGCTTGTTATTCGCTCTGACAAGGTGCTCCCTCTCACACAACGCCGGGAGAATGAATCCGTCGTCCGAAAATCCAAGGTCCGACGGTTTACGCAATGCCCGCGCCCAGGAGCACACCCATCGCCAGAACGGTAGTTCTGCATGTCCGCGAAAGCGCCATTTCGGCATTTCGCCGAAGTGCTTCTTCATGCCGCTGTTGTTGTTGTCGTTCTTGAAAAAGCGGTTGAGCATGTCCATAAATCCGAGGTATCCGAGCGCTTCGCTCGAAGTACCCAGCTCTATGTAGTCATTCGGCGCGGCTGTCGCCGTGCAAAGAAGTCGATATGGAACCTTGCGAGTGAACGCCGTTACGAGCTGTCTTGTCGCCGCATCCGCGCACTTGATGCGGCTGCTCTCATCGCATACCACTCCGGAGTAATCCTTCCAGTCGAATTTATCCAACTTCTCGTAGTTTGTGACGGTGATATCGCCGGAAGGCTTGCCGTCGTTCGAGCGGTGCGCCTCTATCCCGAATTTCTCAGCCTCGCGGATTATCTGCGCCGTGACCGCGAGCGGCGTTACCACGAGGACAGGTTTATTCGTCTCCCTTACCACGTTCTCCGCCCACGCCATGAGCATTAGCGACTTCCCCATCCCGCAGTCCGCGAAGATCGCCGAGCGCCCCTGTGTCAGCGCCCACTCCGTCAAGTGGCGTTGAAAGTCGAACATCATGTCGGGAAGCCGAATCCGCTTGATTCCCTCCGGCCTAGCCGATTGTTGTTTCTGTACGAGAAAAGTCATATAATCCATCTGTTCCATGCTATCGCTCCTCTCAATGCGCCCGGCGTAGCCGCGCCGGGCATTGTCATTCACTCAGAGCGGATTCAAGCTCCTCCTCGAACCGGCTCTGATTCGCCTGAATCCGTCGTCTGCTCTTAATCCACCACCTGGAGGGAGGTTTGTACTCGCTCGTCTCCGTCGGCTCCGTGCGGATAATGTACGGGCGGGTCAAAACAATTCCCCCTGTCCTGCGTTCTGAAGTATGTCCCTCTCCATCCGTGCGATGCGCTTCTCCAGCGCGTCGGCCTTCGCCGCTAGGGAACGATACTCCGAGGAGTACTTATACGTTTTTTCAAGTTGCGGTTGAAGTTCTTCGAGTTCGGCTTTGAGCGCGGCAAGTTCGTGTCGTTTGTCGATCATTTTCCACCCTCCCTTTCTTCAAACAAAGTAAAAATATACGTCAGCATTGGTCAGACTTGTAATTGTTACTATCTAGTTTACTGGCCTTGATTTGCTGGGCGGGACAAGCGGGACCATCGGGACATCTCTTAAGAGAGATGTCCCGTCCCGTCCCGCTAAATCCCAACGCCTCGGGACAAATGTCCCTCTTTGTCCCGTCCTGTCCCTTGTCCCGATTGATTCCCGCTTGCTATAGTTTTTCTGTTTCATAACTTTTCAACCTGCTCTCAAAACACATCGCGTCGATCTCAGCCATCGCTCCGGCAGGGAAAAAGAACTTGCCGTCTTCCGACGGTTTGACGTACTCAAGATTGATCAACTTGTCCTGTACCCGCTGAAACGCTTTTTTCCGTTTTTCCTGCGCTTTGTTTACGCCCTCTTTATCGTTTTCATCTACGCCGAGAGGTTGCAGTTTATAGAATTCCCTCCGCCAAATGTCGACCGACACCCCGTCGAACCGTCCGTCCTTCAGCTGGCCGAACGTCTCCGCCGCTATGCGGAACGTCTTCAAGCCGATCCGCTGAACGTCATTGAGGTTCTTTTCTTTCGGCGTGGATTCCATCGGCTCCTCGCCCTTCACTATCACCGCGCTCGTCACCTGTTCTCCGTCGTCGTCGAACCACCCGGGAAGCTCGATGCCCTTCATCAGACGCAGCCAGACGGGTTCCGGCTCCTCGGCGTCCTTCATTTTCCGGCAGACGATCTGAATGTCCTCGCGGTTTCCTTTCATGATGACCGAGTGTTCCGTGTCGAGCGCACCTTTCCATGCGCTCGAACCTCTGGCCCTGTGCTGGGCCTCTTCGTTGACGCCCGTGTGGTGCACCAGCAGAACGGCGCAGCCGTATTCCCGCTGCAAGCCCGCGCAGGCGTCCACCATCTGCTTGGCGTCCTGGGCGCTGTTCTCGTCGCCCGCGAAGAATCGGTGCAGCGTATCCACCACGATGAGCACCGGCGCGCCTCCGAGAGCGTCGATGTGGCTCTTCACCCGCAGCCAGCCTTCGGACGTGTTCAAATCGCATCCGGAAGCCGATATGAAGAGATCCACGTCCGCCGGATCGACATCGTAGTATTTCAGCCACGCAGCCACGCGGGAGCGCAGCCCGTGGTGCCCTTCTCCGGCGAGGTAGATGATTCTGCCCTTCTTCGTCTTCAGCCCGTTCCACTGGATCATGTCGTCGTTCGTGGCGATGCACATGCACCAGTGCAGGACGGCGAAAGTCTTTCCGCACCCCGAAGGACCGTGGACCATTGTCAGCCCCCCGGCCGGGAGCCATCCTTTTATCAACCACGGGATCGGCGCCGGAACGCGGGCGAAATCCTTCACCGAGATGAGCCAGCCTTCGAGCGGAGGCGCGAGAAGCGCGGCAAGGTCGTGCCCGCTTTGCGCGTAGTCGTTCGCGTCGCCGCTCTCCGGAATCAGCACCATGCGCGCCCCGTGCTTGTCGCAGGCTATGCGCGCCCACTTCTCTCCCATGCCGCTCTTGTCGTTGTCCGCCACGATGCAGATATCCGTCATCGTGCCTTTGCGCTTCCGCAGCTCTCCGACCACCGATACCAGATGATGACAGGAGAAAGCTATCACCACCGGCTTCCCTGTCGTTTCGTGGATCGTCGCGGCCGTGGCGAATCCCTCCGCCACGTAGAGAGGGCTTTGAGAGTCGTCGCCCAGAATCCAGATGTTGCCTCCGGCCTCGCCGCCCTGGTGGTAGAGCTTCCCGCCTTCGGCGTCGATGTACTGGATGGTCCTGATGTCTCCGTCGAACGTGCACGCCGGAATCATCAGCTTCCCGTCGCCGGATACGCGCAGTCCGTGCGGCTGAACTCCCTTCATCCTCAAGTACGGATGTTCCGCCGTTGCCGGCGTTCCGCTGTCCCATATCCTTTTCGCCGCCAGCGCCACCGTGTCGTGCAGCTTTTCGAGTTCGCGATCGCGCAGCACCTTCGCCTGCTCCACGTGGCGCTTCCGCGCCTCGTTCTCTTCATAGGTAAGTTCGCGTCCGATGTCTGCCGTCCACGGGATCGTGATATCGTTCCGCCAGTCGCCGAAGCGCCCGGCGGGGATCTTGTCCGCGAAGGCGACATACCATCCGCTCTTGTCCTTCTTCCCTCCGGTGTTGAATCGGTGAATCCTGCCGTCGAGGACGATCTCGTCCGGAGGGTCTATCCCGGCGTCTTCCATCGCGGATGAAAGCTGCTCCTCCGGCGACAGGACGCGAGGAGGCGGAGCCTGCCACGCGTCGCCGAAAATCGGTATCAGGTTCGCCACTCCGCCACCTCCTTATGCCGCCGGTCGCAGTCCTTCTGCGCCTGCTCGCATCCGGCGCAGACCAGAACCGTGTACCCTTCGCGCTCAAGATAGCTCTTCCAGTGATTTTGTTCCGGCGACAACCTCCCGCCGACGATGCGCTTCATCTCGACGAACGTCCCCCATGCCGGGATGAAAAGGTCCGGTATGCCGCGCACGACGCCTTCAGCCTTCAGCTTCGCCGCCGTCGCGGGACTGCGCGCTCCACCATTGGGAATAGCAAAAATCAAAACGTCCTTGTATTTCTTCCGGAACCACCGCACGAAGGCCCGTTGCTCTTCGTGCTCCGTTGGGACTTTGTCTACTGCATCCATTGTCTGCCCGTCACCCTGTCGTATTTGCCGTCCTTCTCCACGGAGATCAGCGCCGGAGGGGTCGCTTGCCCCATTGTTTCGACCACTTCGTCAAGATCGTAAGGATTCATGATTGCAACGCCTCCTTTCCTCTGGAACTGATTCAGAAGGGAAATGGCCTTCTGCTCCGGATACCCGCCGTGCAGAAGCAAGAGGTATTCCGTCACGGCGTCGGCTCCCGAGTAGTACGTCACCGTCGCGCACTCCTTGCCTGAGGATGTGACGTGCCGACGCCATCTCCATCCGTCCACGTCGAGAAGGCGCTTCCCGCCCATGATGTCGTCGTTGTGCAGCTTGTAGGTCTTCTTCGGCGGGGGCGGGAACTCCCATCCGCACGCAGGGCATTCCCGTGCCGATATAGGGACAAGCTCCTGACACTGCTCGCAAAGTTTGACCGGCGCTTCGCCGCGCTTCTCTCCCTTCTTTCGCGGGGGAAGCAGCTCCGTGATCGGCCCGTGGCGGCGCACGTTTCCGGCGAAGTCCAGCACCAGACAGTCTTTCGCGTGCGTTTTCGGCCTCATGCCGCGTCCGGCCGACTGAACGTAGAGAACAGTGCTCTCCGTAGGTCGAGCCATCACCAGCACGTCAGTATCCGGCGCGTCGAAGCCCGTGGTCAGCACGCTGTTGTTCGTCACCACGCGCACGCTACCGGCTTTGAAGTCTTCGAGAATGCGTGCCCGTTCGTCGGACGGCGTATCGCCGAGAACCGCCTCCGCCGTCTCTCCCTGCCTGTGGAATTCGTCGCGCATCGCGTAGGCGTGATCCACTCCTGAGCAAAAGACGAGAATCGAACGGCGGTCGCGGGATATGGAAAGCGTCTGATCGACGATGGCCGCGTTGTTCTCCTTCGTGTTGACCGCCTTCTGCAAGGCCTCCTCGATGAAATCACCCCCGCGCTTGTCCACTCCGTCGACCGAAAGCAGGAGGTCCATGCCCTTGGAGTGGAGCGGCGCGAGGTATCCGGCGTCAATAAGCTCGCGCAGAGAAACGGGTTCGAGGATGGCGTCGAAAAGAGCGGGTTTGTCCGTGATCAACCCATGTCCGAGCCTGTACGGTGTAGCCGTCAGACCGATAACCCGAAGGGCTGGATTGATCTCTTGCAGGTCTTTGATGAAGGAGCGATAACCGCCCTCGTCCTTGTGTGAGATCAAATGCGCTTCGTCGACGATGACGATGTCAACGTGTCCGACGCGAGCGGCGCGCTTTCGGATAGATTGGATCCCGGCCACGGTGATCTGATTCAGCTCTTTCCTGTCCAATCCGGCGGAGTAGATGCCGAGAGGCGCTTCCGGCCAGACCGCGAGTATCTTGTCCGCGTCCTGCTGAAGCAGCTCCTTCACGTGACTCAGAATCAAAATCCGCGTACCCGGCCAAGAGACAAGCGCATCCCGGCAGAGTTCCGCTATGATGATCGACTTCCCGGCGCCGGTCGGAAGCACGAGACAAGGGTTCCCGGCCTCGTGCTCGTAGAACCAGCGGTACAAATCGTCAATCGCCCGCTGTTGGTAGTCCCGTAGTTGAATCATCCTCCCACTCCTTCATCGCAAGAAGCGCCCGTGACGAATGCGTGTTTTCATCCTCGATGCCGTTGCGCACGATTTCGCCATCGATCTCGTAGACGGCGGTGAAAGCGTCGTCCGAATCCATCCACTTCCACGGCACGAGATCAGGATGCATCACATGCCCGTCGCAGCCCTCGCGCTGTGCGCTGACCGGAATCTCCGCATTGTCGTACCGTGCGCAGAGCCACTTGCTTTCCTCCGTCGGGGTACTGAGTGCGCACGTGCGGCAGTTGACTTCCTTCGTCATCTTGGAGCCGAAGCAAAGATCGTGTGCCGCGCAGAATCGGCACTGATACCACGTTGAATCCGTCGAAAGCGGTTCCGGTATCCGTTCCGTGAGCGTCAGCCGTCGTCCACGCTCGACAAGCGCCTTCGCCGCTTCCGAGTCGTACCGGACGCGCTCCGTGTAAATCTGATCGTCGTCCTTGCAGACGGCGAAGTACAGAGCGCGGTCTATCTGTGTGCCGTGCATGTAGACTTGCATCTGACACCAGTGTTGAGGCTTGGATTCCCGCACGCCCTTGTCCTGCAACTCCTTGAACGACTTCGCCGAGTGCGTCTTGCATTCGAGAATGTGCCGTTTCGTCGGCGCTTCCGGTACGCCATTCTCAATGATGCCGTCGATGGAGCCGCTGACGTGCGCGCCGAAGTCCACCCGCGCCTGCTTGCCTCCGGTGCTGTGGATCTCGCAGCCGATCTGAGTCAGCCATGAAACGACCTTCTCCTCCTCTTCCTGCCCGCGCCGGAAGAGGCGAAGCATACGGCCATCGAAACGCTCCCACACCGCCCAACGGAACGACAGCCACAGCCACCTGTCGCAAGGATGCCCCAGAAGGGACGCGCCCAGGTGCGGGCGCGGTCCCTCGGGATTTTTCGCTATGGTGGAATCGATGAGGGCGGCGATAGAATGAAGAGGTTGTGGGATTGCTGTCATTTGTTTTTCAGCCATGGAGCATTGCTGCTCTTGACGGCCGCCTGCGCGGGCGCGGCCGCTGCGGCTGCTTTCGGCTCCTGTTTGAGCATCGTCGCGCCGCCTTCGAGCGGTTTGAAGCCGCGAATGTCGTTCTGCGGCTCGTACTGGCCTGTCTTGTCCTCCTTGATTCCCACCTTGATCTGCACATGTCCTCCGAGCAGCTCATCCGTGTCCCGAATCCTGGTGATGCCGATGGCGCGGAGGAGGTCGCCGAACTGCTGCCGTCCGATGCGTTCAGCCTCGGAGGACGGGTTCTGGATGTTAAGATTCCCGAACACCACGCGCCCCTGGTGCGTCGGGCCGGTGATGTCGCAGCGGATTTTGATGTACTGTCCGTCGGCGTTCTTCGTCGACTTCAGCTCAGATTTTACGATCGTCGCGTTGTACCATCCGGCGGGCAGGAGGTCGTACCCTCCGCTTTCAGGCAGTTCTTCAAGTGTGATTTCCTGTTCAAGCAGCGCCATCTTAAGCAACCTCCTCGATTTTGAATGTCGGCTTGCCCGGCGTCGTCACGATCGCCCTCGCAAGCTCCCTCGTCACCGTCTCGTCCGCCAACCGCCACGCCTTCGCATCGATCTCCGGCTTCCACCGGAAGAGCGTGGAAAGATGGTCCATCAGCCCCTTCTCGCGTGCGATGTCCTGCAAGAGATCCCCGTCCACCTTGCGAGTGAAGCGCCGCATCACGTTCACCTTGAAGCGCCCTTCCGTAGTCGTCTTCGACCCTTCCCACTGCTCCGGGATGTCAGCCGCCAGCATCGCTTCGATCTCCCTGCGTCGCGTAACCGCCTGTTCCTCTTCCGCCTTGTACCGCACCCAGAGCGCGAGGGCTTCCTCGCGGGTATTTACGTGAATCCCTTGAACCTCAGTCGAGCCTCTAACCATTTGCAACGCCTCCGATCGTCTTGATCACCGTCCCGAGGTCCGGCTCCATCCACTGACCGAGCTTTCCGCTGCGGTCCTTCGCCAGCCAGGAGCTATCTCCCTCGCACATCAGCGCACGCTGCACCACTCCGTCCGTGTCGCGTTCGACGCGAAGAGCAAGGACCTCGTCAAAGAAATACGGCAACTGCTGCCCGGTCTTGTTCCCCGGCATGGAGGGGTAATAAAGAAGCCTGCCCATCTCGTCCTGTGTCTTTTCGAGCTTGGCCGAGAAATATACATGCTTGCCTGGAAGATCGCGGAAGGCGCGGATAAGGTCGGTCATCTGCTCCTGCATTGCCCCGTAGGCTTGCCGCGGGTCCTTCGCTATCTTCTTCTCCGTGTTCAGCACCACCTCCGCA